CTGCGCCCGCAGGGTAGGGGAGTATAGCAATTTTTTGCAATGTTTATAGCAACATATACAATATAACATGTGGTATACTATATATAATCCATTAAGACGAAAGGAGGAACACTAATGAAACACGAAGTCACTATTAAAATCACTTTAACCGATGATAACATTACTCTTGATGGTGAGAATATCCAAGAACTGACCGAGAATGATATTATCGACAGCATCAAAGCACTTGTCACTCTTGCCAAGACTTTGAATATTATATGGGAAGGAGATTCCACAAATGGAAATTCGTAAATTCATCATCGAAATTCACTCCGACGGAACGCTGACGTGCTGCGAGTATGAGGACCCAAAGGACGCGGCCAAAGCCACATATAATCGTGCATGGTTGGAAGGTTATCGGCAAGCGCTTATTCATTGCGACGACGAACTAAGTAACCTTGCAGTATTTAAGGGCTCTTGTTTGTCGGCTGATCTTGAGTACCAAGGGGCTGTCAAAGTATGCGCGCACATGCGTAATTTATATCATAAGTTGTACAATAAGTACATGCAATAAGTCAAAACGGCCTCCGGGCCGTCTACCGGGAACGCCCGCCCGGTATTGATGAGACAGGGCACATATTGAAAGGAGCTATATTATGTCTGAAGCAATGATGAAGTCCGAAAACAATGGTGCTATGATGGTGTCCGACGTGATGACCACCGGCATCGGGTATACCGACATGAACCTCTCTGACCGCTCTGCAGCGGTTGCATTCTACAATGCGACGAGCAACCCCATCAACAAGCTGAAGGAGCATGTCAATGAGGTTCTGTCGCTGGTTCATGTCTCCGTGGAGTGTGTGGAGGTCAGCAAGGATGACGTCCCCGAGGGCAAGACGATTGCCCCGCGTGTCGTCCTCATTACCGATGACGGGCAGTCGTACGCCTGCGTTTCTGTCGGTGTGTATCAGTCTTTGAAGCGTATGTTCACGCTGCTGGGGACCCCTGACACGTGGACGGAGCCGGTGAAGATCAAACCTACGCTTATCAGCACCAAGAAAGGTCAGGTTTTGTCTTTGAATCTGGTTTAATCTAACCAATGGCCGCCGCAAATGCAGCGGCCATATTTGTTATAAGGAGGCCCCATGAAAAGTAAAGATAATAGAGTATCCTTGCTGAAATGCGATGACTCCATGATATATCTTGCCTCCGCCATTGTATACAGTGGAGTCACAAATAAAGATGTTGAATTTTTTCCGCTCTGAAATGGGCAGAATTATTTTCAACGGTCTCGGCATTGAAGCAGACCCCCTCGACTGGTATTATAAGATCATGAATAGAAAGGAGCGTGGGAAGCATGGCAGTAGGCGCAGCTAAAGCAAGCGCGACCCTCAAATACAGCTCGGAGCTGTACACCCCATATGCTTTGGAGTCTTGGCCCGATAATCAGATGCGTAAAGAATACACGCGACTACGTGACATTGCGCAGAAACGTATCAAACGCTTGTCACGGGACCCCATCAGTGGTACAAGCGACGTTTATAAAGAATTTGCCGGAGGTTTCCCGACACTAAAATCTATGCGGGGAGACCGCAAAGCATTGGAACAGGCCTTGGCGGATGTAGCGCGTTTTGTGCGCTCCAAAGGCTCCACCGTAGGCGGTGCGCGTGCAGAATTTGAGCAAAAAATGAAAGTCGGCGGTATTGATATTGCCGACGTGCCGGAAGATCAATACACGGCCCTGTCTGAATGGTGGGATATCGTAAAGGCATCGGGCGTGTACTATTATCCGTCTGATCAGCCGGTCATGTACTGGCGCGAGAAAGGCGGCTACAACGTCAGTATTGACGATTTTGTTAAGTGGCAACAAGGTGAGGTCAATTATGGCAAAGAATGGGACTACAGCGAGGGCAGCAGCTCTGCCGACCTGCGCGGAGGTTTTGGAGGAGGCTTGTAATTATAACCCGGTTCCCTGGCTTATGGAGCACCTAGACCGCAAGCATACAAAAGGAAAAAAGCGCAAGACAAACAAAAAACGATTGTATGTGGATATGCCTTGTGCGTTTGATATTGAGACAAGCCGCGTGTGTCTTGATGCCGACGACAACCCCCACACCATTATGTATATCTGGCAATGTCAACTGGGTCTGGATATTACCATTATCGGCAGGACGTGGGACGAATGGCTAAACTTTACAGGGACAATCAGCGACTATTTGCAAGCAAACAGCGGGCCGCAAGGTGACTGGTTCCTGTGTATGTACGTCCACAATCTTGCCCACGAATTTCAATATTTGTCGGGTGTTTTGGATTTTGGCACGGGTGATGTATTTGCCAGTAAACCCCGCAGGGTCTTAAAATGTGACAATCGCGCTATTGAGTACAGATGCAGTATGCGCCACAGCAATTTGTCCCTTGATGCTTGGGGCAAGCAGCTGGGGGCACCTCATGCCAAATTAACAGGCGCTCTTGATTATTCAAAGGTGCGGTATCCATGGACACCCCTGACATCTACAGAATTAGCGTACTGTATCAATGACGTTCGGTGTATTGTAGAGTGCCTGTTAATTGAGATGAAGCGAGACGGCGATGACCTGTATACGTTACCATTAACGCGCACCGGGTACGTTCGACGAATGGCCCGTGAAGCTATGTACGAATGGGGCATTAAACGGGTCAAGCGTTTATTGCCGTCGTGGGAATTGTATAAAATGCTTCGTGAAGCCTTCCGAGGAGGCGACACGCACGCCAACCGGTATTATGTGGGGCTCCATCTGGAAAACGTTGGTTCTGCGGATATGTCTAGCGCATATCCCGCGGTACAATGTGAATGTTATTTTCCAATGACGCCATTCCGACAGGAACCGGCCACTGTCGAGCGGCTGGTGCAATGTATGAGGCACGGCAAGGCTTGCTTAATGCGCTTGCAAGTAAAAGGTTTACGTCAGCGCTTTAAGTGGTGGGGGTTCCCTTATATTCCACTCGCAAAAGTACGGCACTGTGAAGGATACATTAACGACAACGGGCGTCTGTTGTCTGCTGAACATTTCGAGATCACCATAACAGACATCGACTTTAGAATCATCGCGAAAGAGTATGACTGGGAAGCTCTCAACGTCTTAGATTTGTACACGTCCGATTATGGCAAATTGCCTAAACCGTTGACAGATTGCGTTAAAGAAAGTTATACCGGCAAAACATCACTTAAAGGTGTAGCCGGTCAAGATTTGTATTATGTCAAGGCCAAAAATGATCTTAACAGCTACTATGGTATGACAGCGCAGGACCCCTTGCAGCTGGATACACTTTTTGACGAGGACGACCCCGACAATCTTTGGAGCGAATGTACCGACGACCCAGAGGGCAGTTATAATGACCACCGCCCCCATTTGTTCTTGCCCTACCAATGGGGCGTATGGACAACGGCCCACACTCGCAAGCGCCTAAAAATAGCGCAGTGGGCCGCGGGCAAGAATGGCGTGTACTGCGACACCGACAGTGTCAAATACATGGGCAATATTGATTTGGCAGACTTTAACAAAGCAGTGAAACAGCTCGCAAAAGACAACGGCGCCTGCGCCACCGACCCAAAAGGCAATACTCATTATATGGGCGTGTACGAGCAGGAGCGCAGCTACGCGGAGTTTATGACGTGGGGCGCTAAAAAATACGCAACCACCTACAAAAAAGGCGGGCCCATTACTACTACAATAGCAGGAGTCAGCAAGCGAAAGGGCGGTTTGGAGCTGGCCCTGTGGGGTGGTTTTGAGGTTTTCAAGCCCGGGTTTACTTTTTGTTTGGCGGCAGGAAATCAGGTTATTTATAATGACCGGCCCAATGTGCCCGATTTTGTGGTTGACGGGCATACGGTACACATAACAAGAAACCTGTGTATTTGTGATAATACTTACACGTTGGGTATTACTGACGAATACGCCAAGATATTAGGGTACAAGATTATGGAGGTTATCTGATGATTAAACTGTACACCGATGAAGGATGGCCTAATTTTTCCGAAAAGGACGGCATTTTGTCAACCGGGGCCTCTATTATTTTTATATGGGGCGGACGTGGCACCGGTAAAACCTACGGGGCGCTAAAGCACGTACACCAGACAGGGAAAGAATTTCTGTATTTGCGCCGCACGCCACAGCAAGCGGAGCTTATTTGTGCGTCGCCCAGTATGTGGCCATGGTCTCCATTGAACGACGATTTGCAAACACATTACGCACCGTTTAGAATACCTAAAATTGCGGGATTGTATGAAGTAGGCAACGCAGGGGCCTACACTGATACAGGCACACCTATTAAGCCGGCACAGATGGCGGGCGTCGTAGGAAGCGTTGTCACCCTTGCCCGCACCCGTGGTTTTTCGAGCCCCCATACCAATATAATTATCTTGGACGAATACCAGAAAGAGGAATCCGACTATTATAGGCGCGGTGAGGGTGTAGGCCTTGCTAACATTTATGAAACGGTCAACCGCAACCGCGAATTACAAGGGCAAAAGCCCCTGACGCTGTTGTGTATGTCGAATGCTGTAGGCATGGCAAACCCCTATTATATGCAATGGGAGATAACCGACACAGTAGAAAAGATGATCGGGAAGAAAGAGCGCGTAAAGCTGTTGGCCGATAAAGGCATTTTGCTGATCGATCTTGTCGATAGTCCTATTGCAAAGGAGAAAGCAACTACGGCACTCTATAGGTCCATGACCGGCACAGATTTTTACAGATCAGCTATCGAGAACCAGTACAGTGCCGAAGAAAAGAGTTTGGTTGTGTCCCGGCCCCTCCGGGAATACTACCCGCTTGTACAAATCGGGCGGTGCTGCATCTACGAGCACAAGAGCAAACCACTATACTATGTCTGTCGTCACAGGTCGGGCGAGATGCCCACATACGGCACCGGCGATTATGAGCGGAAACGGTTTAGGGCCGCGTATGGGTACATCTGGCCCGCATACTTGCAGCGGCAACTAGAATTTGAGCGATATTCGGATGAAATTTTCTTCCGTGAGTATTGCGGAACTTGACTTTTTTACACACTTGATATATAATAAAGATAATCTCAGGTGCCCACAGGCAGCCCCCAGAAGGGGCGGGCGAGCGTCAGCCAGCGCATGAACCTGAGATTTATTTGTATCTGTAAGGAGGTGCAAAAAAATGGATGCTAATATTGTTATTCAGGCTATTTCTAATGTGGGCTTTCCTATTGCTGCTTTTCTATTGATGTGGTATCAGTGCAATACTGTTGTGAAGGAGAATACCGCGGCTATTACCGAAATGCGGATCGCTCTGGATGACATCAAGAAGGAGAGCTGACTAATGGGTTGCTATATCATTTTTGCCCAGTCGATCACAAACGAGCGCGCGTTTCTGCTGGCTGATTTGTGCGCTCGTTTGGGCATCGGCTATTATAGCGACTGGGCCAATGACGATCACACGCGGCAGTGTTGCGCAGTGGGCCCCGTAACCAAAGGAGACAAAGACCGGTTCGTTAAGTGCTTAGCACATGACACATACGTTGTAATGGAGGCGACTAAAGTTGAAAATCAGTGAAAAAGCGGCCCTTGCTATGGCCGGATACACCAAAGCAGAGATCGAAGCTATGGAGAAGCCGCAGCCCGTCCCGCAGCCCGTCCCGCAGCCCGCACCGCAGCCCGTCCCGCAGTACGACGGCCTTGAGACCCTGCTGCAGCAGCTTTTGCAGGGTCAGCAGACTACCGCGCAGGCAATGCAGACTATGACCCAGACGTTGCAGGCAAACGCGCTGGGCCTTGGCATCCAGCAGCAGCCGACGGCCAACGCCGACACGGTGACGGCCCGAATTATCGACCCGACCTATGGAAAGGAAGTGAAGTAACATGCCCCTTGGTATGGATTTTGCGGATATTGCCGCAATTTTGACCGAGATCAATAAAATGGCCACGGGCCAGGAACCGACGTCGCCCATCGTGGATACGTCTAGTTTCGTTTCTGTGGCGCAGGCCACGTTGCTGACCGGCACTGACAACTACACCAAAGCGATTAGTCAGGTGTTGGGACGTACCATTTTTGCCGTCCGCCCCTACGATGCGCCTTTGAAGCGCTTGCAGGTGACGGGCGACGACTGGTCGAATCATGTGCGAAAGATCAATTTCTGCGACACCGACCCCGTCACCGACAAGGCGTGGGCGCTGGAGGACGGCCAGAGCGTGGATATGTACGAAGTCCACAAGCCTAAAGTCCTTCAGACAAACTACTACGGCCAGACCAACTACAGCCGCGTGTACACGCAGGCTGACACCCAGATGGAAGCGGCCTTCAAGGGCCCAGAGGAACTGGCGCAGTTCTGGTCGTCTTTCGTGCTGCACCTTTCTAACCAGATCGAGGCTGACCGACGCAACCTCGCCAACAACCTGATGGCCAACCATCTGACCGGCATGACTGTGACCAGCCCGCACAGCGTTGTGTATCTGCTGGATGAGTACAACGCCCAGCAGGGCACCCAACTGAAGGTGAAGGACGTTTACAAAGAAGCGAACTTCCCGGGTTTTGCAAAGTACGCCTATGGCCGTATCAACGACATTTCACGCCTGATGAAAGAGCGGTCCCTCAACTGGCATCAGAACTGGAAGATCGGCAGCAAGACGTACAACATCATGCGACACACTCCGTATGATCGTCAGCACCTCTATCTGTACAGCGGCACGCAGAGCCAGATCGACGCCCGCGTGATTCCGGAGGTGTTCCACGATAATATGTTGAAATACCGTGACGCGGAGCAGGTTACGTTCTGGCAGAACATCGACGAGCGCGAGACCATCTCCGCAACGCCTGTTGTGACCAGTGCTGCCGGTGTAGCAACCAAGAATGCAGCGGTGAAGCTCTCCAATGTGTTCGGGTGCCTGCTGGACTGGGATGCCATAGGCTACACTCCGAAGCTGTCTCGTGTGGTCCCGACCCCCATGAACGCCCGCGGCCTGTATACGAACTTCTGGTATCACTACGGGTGGTCGTGGTACGATGACTTCACCGAGAACTCCGTTCTGTTCCTGATGACCTCCGGCGACGTCACCACCCCGAGCGCTGCCATGGCGGCAAGTGCGTCCACCCTGAAAACCACCACACATAAGGACGCTGACCCCTCTAAGTCCTGACCAATACCGGCGGGCATTGCCCGCCGGGTATTTTATAGGAGGTGCAAAATGCAAGCTACCTTTTATCAGTTTGCAAAGCGCACAAACAGCACAAAGCGGCCCAGCGGTGGGCAGGGGTTCGGAATCGACCTTAAAGCCCCCTGCAATATCATTGACCCCGAGATCAAGATAGCAACACAGAGCGACCCCACCGGCTACAATTACTGCTACCTTCCCACGTTCAGCCGGTACTACTGGGTAAAGAACTGGACATATTCTGCCGGTCTCTGGGCGGCCTCGCTGACTGTTGACACACTGGCAAGTTATCGAGATCAGATCGGCAACTCTACCGAATATGTGGTCAGAGCGTCAGCAAAGTTCGACCCTAAAATCGTCGATAATTTGTACCCTACCAAAGCGACGATTACCACGAGAACCATCTATGCAAGTTCGACGCCCTTCACGGATAATCCGGAAAGTGACAGTCAAGGATTTTTCGTTGTGGCGGTCAATGCACCCGGGTATGTGTCTTTCGGCGGTGCAATTTATCTTGCCATGAGCGGGAACACATTTCAAAAGCTGATGGCGGCTCTTTTGCAAAATACTGATTATTTGAATATCAGCGCTGACGAGATCAGCAGTAACTTAACTAAAGCGCTTTTCAATCCTATTCAGTACATTTCAAAAGCGTTTTGGCTACCCTGCGGTAATACCGCTATCGGCACCCCCATCAATGAAATACCCGTCGGGTGGTGGAAAATGCAAAATATCGGCAACGCCTATGTTATCCAGAGTCGGAACGACAAACAAATATTTACGTTCAGTATCTCAACCCCGCATCATCCGCAACACATTACAAGGGGCGTTTATACAGACGGTGCGCCCTATTCCGAGTACACGCTATACTGTCCTCCATTTGGGGAAATTAAATTAAATGCTAACCTGTTTGTGTTGCAAAGCACGTTATATTGTAGATTAACTGTCGATTACCGCACCGGTGAAGCAATATTGGACTTGTCATTTAATAAAGATTTCAACACAATTTTCTTTTCCACGTCCGGCAACGTTTCGGTACCTGTGCAGCTGGCGCAAATCGCTACCAATGTAAATGAATTGGCAAGCCTTGGCGGACTGATTCAAACCGCAGTCGGTGCGATTGCCGGCGGTATTGAATCCTTTTTTGGCGGGGGCGATATTACTAACGGCATTGCATCTGGTGCCCAGCAGATGACCGTTACGAGTCAATCAAAAGGCGGAGGGGCCAGCGTCGCAAAATATGGAATAAGGCCTTATTTGACAGGGGCGTTTTATGATCTTGTGGACGACAACAACGAGGACCACGGCAGGCCCCTTTGCCAGCGCGTGCAGCTGTTCAGTATTCCCGGGTTTATCATGGTAGATGACCCCAATATTGCGTTACCCGCAACAGCCGCCGAGATTGACAGCGTAAAAAGCTATATGAAAAATGGATTCTTTTTAGAGTAGGAGGCGTAAACAATGGCAGTATACAAACAGTGTATTACTGACGTGTCGCCGATCAGAGTTACCGCAAGTTATCCTGCATACGCTGACGGCAGCCCTCACAGGGGCCTTGACACGGTACACGGCAACCATAAAGTCTATGCGCCCGAGTCTGGCGTTGTGGTCGTGGCCCAGCATTGGAACGGCAGCACATCGGGAGATCAGTCATGGGGCAACATGATTAAGGTACGGATGGCCGACGGCACGACATGGCGGGCCGCACACTTTGCCTCGCAGATTTGGAACGTGGGCGATACGATCTCCAAGGGGCAGTTTATCGGCACACAGGGCCAAACTGGATACGTGACGGGCATTCACACGCATTGGGAGTATGCCGATGCAGCCGGAAACCTGCGTGACCCGTCCAGCATTATCAGAATCCCGAATCAGGTCGGAACATGGGCCGTGGAGTGGGACTCTGGCGGAGGCCCGGGCCCGGGACCCGGGCCGGGCCCGGGACCCGGGCCGGGACCCGGGCCGTGGCCTACTGGCAAATTGCCGGTATGGTTGCTGTTTAAGATGGCGAAGGGAGGTCATCTGTTGTGAGTGCTCCCTATAGTTACGAACAAATTAACGCACATGTGTCTCCGGTGACTCCCTCCGTGATGCACACCAAGGGAAACAGCCTTTCCTATTATTTCCGCAAGTATCTGTTTCTTGAGGCGGTGTCAATGGTACGGTGGACATTGCCCGAAACATGGCCCAGTAACCGCTTGCAGTATCTTGTTTTCGGTTCTGGCGGTGTAACGGTGTTCAACACTGACCGATACGGCCTCGTATATGACCGAATGGGACTTACCGGCATTAACATTTTCTACAATCCTACACACTCCATCATTGCTAACCCCTTTATTAAAGGGTCTCCCTATTTGCAGATCGGGAAACAATGCGAGATCATCAATTTGCAGCCCGATTACCGTGGAATGGTTGATATTGTGGCCTACTATGGGGATATGATGGCCCTTGCCGCCCAGACCATCCAGAGCAATTTAATCAATAGCCGCCTTGCCTACGTGTTTGCGGCAGGCAACAAAGCGGGTGCGGAATCTTTCAAAAAGATGTTTGACGCAATTATGCAGGGCGACCCCGCAGTTTTTGTTGATTCTTCTTTGCTCAAAGCGCCCAAGAATGGGGCGTCCGGGCAAGCCCCGTGGATGTATTTTGCAACTGACCTCAAAGGGAACTTCATTACCAACGAATTGCTCACCGCCCTTAAAACCATTAAAGCGCTTTTTGACACAGAAGTGGGCATTCCGAACACCAACACCAGCAAAAAAGAGAGGATGTTGACCGACGAAGTCAATTCGAACAACGTCGAGACAGCCGCCAAAGCGTCGCTATGGTTGGACAGCTTGCAGCGTGGTTGCGAACGGGTTCACAAACTGTTTGGAATTGACAAATCTACTTTATGGGTCGATTGGAGGTTTCCGCCCGATACTCGCACGCAGGAGGTGAACAACGATGCGCTCAACCTTGAGCTTTAACGGGCTATTGGTAGGATACCCGAAACTGTTCGACGAGTTGAAAGTTCCCAATAGTGTATCTAAAGAGGCCGTTTGCAATCAATTACTGTTTGATACGCTGGAATTAGAGGTATTGTATGCGGATGGCCCCACGATGCGCCGGGCGTTGGGCGTCTATTCTGAGACCATGCTTCCGAGCTGGACACGGTACGCTGAGACTCTGGGCCTTGAATACGACGCGCTGTCGTCCGATGACCGAACCAGAACCACCAACCATACAGGAACCAGCGACGGCACGATCAACCGCACAAACGGCGTGAAGGGAACGACTACACGAGCGCCAAACCTGACAACCACGGGCCAGAATAACGGCAGTGACAGCACCACCCGGGAAGTCACGGGGTTCGACAGTGGAACCTTGCAAACCGCCGAGAAAAGCACGACAGCCCTCGGTACTGGTAACACCATTACCAGCAGCGGCACCGACACGACCACCACCGATCAGACAACCACCGATAACAGCACCACCAAGTCGCAAGACGGCTATAACGACACCGTTACCGAGAAGGGACGGGCAGGACGAGACCCGCAAGACCTTATTGCAAAAGAACTGTCTCTCGCAATGGAAAATGCCGTTCATAAAATCGTTACGGACATCCGGACAAACTTTTGTTTGCTGGTATATTAAGGAGATGCAATTATGAGTATCAATCCCATTCACAGAGCACCCTACACCAATTTCCATGACCTCAATCTGGATTGGATTATTGAGGTGCTGAATGAGTTTAACACCAAACTGACGAATTTCGTCAGTCTGGCCACGATCAAATACGCAAACCCGCTCCAGTGGGACATCACTAGCCAGTATGAGGCCAACACAGTTGTGGTGGACAGCAACGGCAACGCATATCTTTCCGTGCAGCCGGTGCCGTCAGGTGTTTCTCTGGATCGTACCGAGTTCTGGACAAAAATTGGCAATTTCGATGAACTCTGGGCCAATGTGAAAAAAGCAATCACCCCAAACGATGAGGGCCACAGCTCCACCGCGACAGCTGCAAGAGCCATTGACGACCTTGTTTGGGTCAATGGCTTGCTGGTGCGCATCACTGCCAAAATGAAGGCGGGTGATGCCTACGTGCCCGGCTCCAATTGCGTGAGCAGCTCCACAAATGAAGTGCTGCATTATCTGCTCACTATGTTTAGCGAGCGCCTGAACTCAGAGCAGACGGCCAGAGAGGAGGCCATCTCCGCAGAGCAAACGGCCAGAAAGAACGCAGACAAGTCCTTGGAAACTGCCATTTCCGCAGAGCAGACGGCCAGAGAGAACGCAGACAAGTCCCTAGAAACTGCCATTTCCGCAGAGCAGACGGCCAGAGAGAACACAGACAATGACCTCCAAAATAGTATCGATAAGCTAAAGCAAGATGTTACTAAAGTCCTTGATTACGCAAACGTTAAAAACTACGGAGCCACAGGCGACGGCTCCACAGATGACACCGAAGCTATAAAGACCGCCATTGCATCAGGTAAAGACCTATACTTTCCGGACGGTGAATATCTAATTACAGGGACTATTGATATTGGGGCCCCGCTGATGACTCACGACGCAATAATCATTGCTCAAGGTGTCACAATTACAATGTCGGCCCCTGTGGCTCCCTGCTGCTTGCATTTTAAACGTACAAAAGGCGGCAAATACAAAGTTACCGGGGGACTTGTACTCGGTGACTGGTTTATCGACGTCGGTCTGGCTGATGTATTCAAAGGAGGCGCGCTAACTGAATTTACAGGTACAATAAAATTTCCGACTCCGGGTAGTTGGAGTGCCTCTAACAACACCGTAACGGCTGACACCCCCTATCGTCTGTCAAAGAAAGTCCTAATGGCCTCCCACATCAGGTATGATTTTTGTGGTGGAGTCATTGCATTTGATACAGCAAATGCGTGCATTTCTGCATCGGACGGATTCCTTGAGAGAGCATGGTTGGTGAATGCCACATTGTGCGCCACAGTCGAAACGGTGCAGCAGTTTACCGAAGTTGTAGGTGCTCAGAGAATATTCTTTGACAACCTACATTGTGTAGGGGGACGCCGAGTTGGCTTTTATAAAAATACAATCAATGTGCAAGTAAGTAATATCTTTCACGATACTTTCTATACGAGTACACCAAATGAAAGTTACTGCTCGTTTGTGATGGACGAAACAAGCGACGGCCCGACCGCAATCAGCGGCAACGCCTCTATACGCTTTTTCAATTGCAACAGTAGTATGCTGAATTTAACATGCGACAGCTCACAATTTATAATTTACAATAGCAACGACATTCGCGATATTTATATAGACAACTGCGAATGCTCGCACCCGCACTTTGGTATTCAGATCAATAGTACGGGAACCGCATTAGCGGCCTGGAATATTTTTATTCGCGGATACACAGCAGATCAGTGTGAACGCTGTATTTATTGCACTGGTCTTGGGCGCAGTCAAGTCACGATTGACAACGGTTATTTTAATGCACGGGACACATGCATAGAATTTGTAAATTCGAGCGCAACCGTATCTAACAGCATATTTTTAGGCGACAGAGAATCTACAGGAATTGTTGTTAAAAGTAGCCAAGGTGTTATTTTAACAACAAATCAATTTATCAACATGGATCACCCTATCAACGTTCTGGACGGTTACGCGGGAGTTATTAGCGATAATGTTTTTAATCGCAATAAAAAATGGAATAACGACTATGCAATTAGAATTACCGGAACCAGCAACTTTAATCGTGTCACTAATAATACCATTATCCCGTCTAGTGCCGACTATTTCTACCTGGCAGGAATAAGATTTGAAGGAGCCTGCAATAATAACGTCATGGGTCTTAACACAGTAGCAGGTACAGAACTTAGCAACGAAGAGGCTGACCTGAAAAAAATTAGTACAGTCTCTCCCTAATAACAGTTAACCACATTTTGTGCCCACTCCCCTACCCTAAGGGGTGTGGGCACTATATTTTGTGTCTATTGACATTTTGCACAAAGATTGGTGCGTTGGGGAAGAAAATTTTGTGCAATTTGCTATTACGTGTC